CCCGACTCACCCGACTCACCGGAATCATCATCACCCGAATCACCCGAATCACCGGAATCACCGGACTCACCGGACTCACCGGACTCGTCCGACTCACCGCTACCGTCACCGCCGGACTCGCCTTCTTCTTGCTCATACTGCTCAAGAATAAGAGCGTATATCTCTTCAGCACTCAAGCCATGATAAGCATCATCAAGTAATGCACCGTCCGGAAGAATGAACCCACCGTCTACAAGAATAGGATTGATAGCATAATCACAAGCCACGTTAAATAGCTTGTGATTCCTGTTACCTTTTCTTAAAGGATGCCCGTTTGTTACGTGCATAACTTCGTGAGCAAGAACACCGACATTGTGAGCCATGATGTTATCCTCTACAAACTCAGGATTGTATTTGATAACCTTCCCGTCTGTGCACATTGTCGAAATGCTAGAGTCTTCAATCAACTTAAGCTTCATAGCTGTATTGCCAAAGAAAGGATGTTTATCAATCAACCTTATTCTAGCTTGCGACATTAACTGTTTAGCTGTTTTCATATTACACCGTCCAAGTTATTTAAAATATCAGAAGCCTTGTCTGAAGCTTCTACAAATTCATCAACCTTTGTAGAATCTTTTCTAAGAACATCTGCGTTATCAATAGAAGAAACTGCATCAGTAAGAATCTCACTCACCTCTGCAAGTTCCGGATTGTTGTTGAAGTTCCAAGCACTAAAAGTCTCGATAGCATTCTTAACTTTGTCGAAAGAATTATCTCTGAAAGTTTTATCATTCTTGAGACAGTCAGTTAAGTGTGTCAACAGAACACTAATGTTTCTCGTAGCTGTCTCAGTAGCAAGTTCAACATCAGACTTAGTTCTACTTTGAACCTCGACTACATCCGACTCTGAAACACCATGTCTAGGGTCTGCAACTTCAGATACGTAAGCTTGCTCCGGTAGTGACTCCGGAACATATCTGCATTCGTACTTACTAGCTATCTCTTCTTTTGTGGGATAGTCTTCAGGATTAAATAAGTCTTTCAACTCTGCCTTTGCACCTTCAACAATATCATCCCAAGAATCAACAACTTGCTTAACAAGCCTTTCCCTCTCGTCTTTGTACTCGTTGAATCTTGCCTTGAATGCACCCTCCAACTCTGTAGGCAAAAGATGTTTACCCTTGTAGTCATAAGGCACACAAAAACCGGTGCACCCTTGACCGATAGAGTAGAAACAATGATTCCTAATCTTCTTGTCTACTGTCTCTATCCTTTTGAAAACACCCTCATTGAGAGCAACTAATTTCTTAGATGTACTCAACATCTTAGAATCAACACCGTACTCACTAGCAACAGCATCACGTAAAGCCTTGTCAACTTTACGTGGATTCCATTTCTTGATTATTGGGCTAACCAAGATAGCCTTCTCATTTAATAGCATAACTACTCCTAAATTAAATCCTCAAACTTAGTAACAAAGTCAACGTAGGTTTTAGTCTTCGTTAACTGTGGATTCCTAGTCACCGCATCTTTGACACAAAGAACCGCAAACTCGTTACTCATTTCCTCTCTAGTCATGTAGGTAATGATTGCATCAAAGTTACTAGCATTCGCTCTAACAGCTAGTGCTCCGGTAAGTGCGTACAAAACAGAAGGGTCTTCTGAAACTTCGTAAGTCTCAGGATTTTTGATAATCTCTGAAACATCCGGAAGACTGTTAACCATTCCCATAAATGCACAAAACTCAACCGCAACAGAATCACCAACACAACCGCCGACAAGGGCAAGGTCTTGAAGGTTTTGCTTGTTAGCTTTACCAATATCCGAAACAGACTCCCACGCTCTAGGACTAGCCCATGCGACTGAATCCTTGTTGAAGTCAAATAGTAACTCCGGTCTGTATCTGATGAAGGCTACAATGTTTGGCTCAAAGTCACCGTCCGATAATGCGTAGTGGCAAAAATCATCAACATCAGCTTCTAGGTGTAAGTGTACGAACCTGTTAGCAAGTGCACCGTTAATCTTGTTAGCACCTACTCTGTCCGATACTCTGTTACCGGCGGATATAATGATTGTCGAATCAGGTAACTTGTACTCGCCTATCTGCCTGTCTCTTATCAACTGAAACAAAGCATTTTGAACACTAGGGCTACCATGCGGTAACTCGTCCAAAAACAAGATAGAAGTCTTGTCACCTTCCCGTGGTAAGAACACCGGAGGATTCCATTTAGTGATACCATTCTCAACACTAGGTACACCTCTCAAATCTACGGGGTCTAACAAAGAAACTCTGACATCAATCAAATTGTAGTCTAGCTTCTCTGCTACCTTCGCTATAATCTCTGACTTACCGATACCGGAAGCCCCCCAAATGAACGTCGGTTTATTTAAACTAATCAACGTTTCTAACTTGCCTTTCAGTTCTGAAGGCTTGATATATGTTTGCATAATTGCTCTCCTATATTGAAACAAATATTGAACGTTCAATACACAAACGTCCAACAACTAGAAGAACCTTGTTACAGGCTAGACTATGAATCTATTTAATCTTTTCGCTAGAGTCTCACTAGCACATCAGTAGTTTTAATTTAACCTTACATCACCTTTGTAATACACAGTATCAATAAGGTATTTGGCATCCCTCAAAGTATCTGTTGAATCATGCCATACCACATTATAAAAATGCGATTTTTCTGTAGGCTCTCTGTAATTGCCTAGACTATCAACAGTTTCGCCTATGCTCCAATACACGTAGTCTTGTTGCCTTCTTTCAATTACATAACCTCTGTAAAGATACCCTTCCGGATATATTCTCTTAGCTACAAATTTCTTCATATTTCTCCTTTAGGTTTACTTGTCCGCATTTTTCCAAGCCACATCATCAAAGTAGTGGATTGAAGTGCTTGCCGGTTGCATTACTTTTCTTATAAGCCCACCGGAAATATAATCCGGTAAACCATTTTCTAAATCATCCGTAGTTACCTTCTCCAAACAAGCGAATCTTTTAGCAAAAGGTTTTAAAGTTGCATTGTATTCCATTCTCTCTGCAACCATTTTTCCGCTAATCCCGCCTTGATAATCTCTGCTACCCTTGACTTCCTTTACATTAACCTCCTCTGCTATTGCATCTTCAAAGGCTGATTGACATTCAATAAGTGCATGCTCTAATTCACTTGCCTTGACTCTTACAATGTCCAAATAACCCGCCATTTCTCTACCTAGGTTACATTGTTCTGCTAATGAAAATAACTTAACTTGTAAATCGACTACGGGAGTTTTTATCTCCGGTGTCGCTTCTTTAAGCAAGTCTTTAACCCGTGTATATCCTAGTTCTAATTCAGCTATCATTTTCTCTGCCACTATTGCACCTCCTCTTTTTTAAGTCTTTCGTTTTCTAGTTTTTCTATAGCTTCCATTTCCTTGAGCATAGCGTTTTGCTCTTTCATTATCTTTTTCCACATAAGAACGTTTTGTTTATGTCTTATGTTGCTTGCTCTCACATAGTCTTTGAATTCATCAAAATCAATACTAAGTGATTTAAGTAATGGTAAATCAGAAAGTTCTACTTCCATATCCCTATCCACATAAATCTGAGTTAAAGCTTCGTAAGTTTTTCTTGTTGCTTTTGCCATTGGTTACCCCCTGTTCCTGTCAATTATTTTCACACCACCAACCCTTGTAGATACAGCGTGTTGATAGGCTTCGATTCCTTCAATCATAGCCAACACTTGATAATAAACTTCAGACTTAGTACCAAGATGCGTAGCATCTGCCGAACCATATTTGCACATTCTCTCAATTTTGAATTTGCCATAAGCACCTTGCAAGTAACAATGACCCTCACATTGAATCATGTAACCGTCCGGACATCTTAAGATGTTACCTTGCCCATCTTTCTCGTAAGCTTCAGGCACACCTAGCAATCCGTTTAATTTTTCTAATGCAAACTCGATATTTTTCTTAGTTATCGCCATATTGATTTTCTCCTAAATAATTAAATTGAAGCACATTCGCTTCTTTGTAGGTGCCGGTTAAAACACCTACAAAGAAACGGACTCATTACAAGCCCGTCTTCTCTCTCGCTACCTTCGCAGTAACTTGCCCCTCGACTACTCAACCTATCAGTCATACTTCCGTCTGTTCGCTCCGAACCGTATCACGTCACACCGAACCGTGACTGCCAACACGTCACACCAAACCGTGACTGCCAACCGTGTTAGCTATTGTGTCTCTCTTCACATACTAAGATTTTCATACAACCGAATCAGCGTTTCATCTGCTGACCCAAAATGTCCGACCCTTGTTTTACCTTCTCCGAATCTCTGAACCGTTAACTGTTCTTCTTTCATCTTCACTACTTAGTCTCAGTAGTATCAGGAACTTCGCATCACCAACTTTTACAAGGCTTCCGATTTGTACCTTGCTACCTCGTCTTTCGAACTCTAGGATTCCTTGCTCTTTGTGTCTCACGACAGAAGGCTTAGAAGCCTGTCAGTTAGGTAGTGAACTGGCAACCCGAAGGCTCGTTATGCCCCGAAGGGGCAATCAGTTCTCGCTGACAAAGAGAATATTAGCAAAACGTGTGACATAGTGCAACCCCTAATTACAAAAAATATTTTGTGAACGTTTGCTGACTGTTCGCACCGGTGTATTTCAAACTGTCCGTAGGACAGCTACAATTTCTTACATGAGCAAAGACAAGATAAAAGAGATACATCCACTAACGGGAAAGCAAGAGAAGTTTATAGCGGAATTGCTAAAAGGCAATTCAGCAAGTGACGCATACAGAACAGCGTACAATGCCAAAGGAATGAAGGACTCAGCTATCCACGTTGAAGCCAGTAAACTAAAATCCAACCCTAAGATTGCCCAAAGGTTAAAGCAAGGATTCAAGAGAAAGGAGGAGTACGCTCAGACTAGTGCCCTCTCTCTTAGGCATCTTGTACTGGAACAGCTACAGAAGGAAGCATTGAACCCTAGCAACAATGAATCATCTAGAATCAGGGCATTGGAACTTATCGGGAAAACGTCAGACGTAGGACTATTTGTTGAGAGGATAGAGACAACCACGAAAGATAGGACACCGGAAGAAGTAGCTACTGAGATTGAGAGCAAGCTGGAAGAAATACTGACCCTCCCCTTGCCACATTCTGAATAGTACCGGCACAGCGAACAAATATTGAACGTTCAATAGTTACTTGCCACATTTCCACAACGACTATTTCTATATATCCAAGACCTCTACCTGTTCAAAATTTATACAGCACCTCTGAAATACTATCATATAAGGGTTTCAGGGCGACCCCCACCCTCCCGCACCCCCCTGTTTTATTTTTTTTGCGACAGGCTCACGTATACACTAATTTGCACATTCAATTTCATAATTTTTGATAGAGGTACCCCCCCTTTGTTTTTCGTCCAGCTTGCATATATACTATTTATTTTCGTATAATGTATGGAAAACGTTCAAGGTACCGGAGAATAGGGGTATATATGTATAATAAAGATGAGATAAAGATAATAGCAGTAACCTTTATACTTATTTTGGCAGTAAGTTTGATGATATGACACCAAGACAGTTATTAGTGCTAGAAGCGATAGAAGATTACTGGACGCAAAATCATTGTGGACCGTCATTAGAAGCCATAGCGAAACAAGTAGGGGTTAGTTCTAGGTCTACCATTCATGCTATCGTAAAACGCTTGCATGAGGATGGATGGATTACTATGCAACCTAAACGCTGGCGAACTATGATGTCTACTAGAAACTCTCCTTTGGAAAAGAAAGAAGCGGTGGTGGAAGAAAAACTAGAACCGGCTAAACCTAAAGTCATACATAAAACTGCCCCGCCCGAACAAAAGACGGACATAGTGGTAGAAAAAAAAATTTCGAGCGAGAACATGACCACCGAAGAAAAGAAGAAAGAGTGGCTGCGGGACATGGATGCCTTTAGAGACCGTATAAATAAATTACAAGAAAACACTTGACGAACATGAGAAGGCAGTTATTATGTGTAAAATCTTGGGCGACTTCGCTCAATGTTTACCCCATAGCCCTCACAACATCCTCAAAATATGATTGCTCTCCTAGTAGTCGTAGAAATCTATAAACGTTGCGGGGGCTAACTTGGCTAATCCTTACTTAGATAAAATTAAACAACTACCTGTTAGTGAGCAGAATAAATTTCTATCTCTGTTAGAGGAATACGAACAAGCTAAGAACAGACAAGAGTGCGGTGAAAACTTCTTACCCTTTGTCAAACATATATGGTCTGCCTTTATTGAAGGGTATCATCATACGAAGATGGCTGATGCGTTTGACCGTGTAGCTAGGGGTGAACTAAAACGGCTAATTATTAATATGCCGCCTAGACATACAAAATCGGAGTTTGCGTCCTATTTACTACCGGCTTGGTATCTAGGTAAGTACCCTGAGAAGAAAATCATTCAGATTGCACATACGGCGGAATTAGCGGTAGGCTTTGGTCGTAAGGTAAGAAACTTAGTTGGCTCTGAAGATTTTAAAGATGTATTTCCTAACGTAGCTTTACAATCTGACTCCAAGGCTGCGGGACGTTGGAATACAAACAAAGGCGGTGAATACTTTGCGATAGGTGTTGGTGGTGCGGTTACTGGTAAAGGTGCGGATGTTTTAATTATAGACGACCCGCATTCTGAACAAGAAGGACAGAGTGGAGACCCCTCTGTATTTGATAGAGTATACGAATACTATACATCAGGACCAAGACAGCGTTTACAACCCGGCGGGTCAATCGTTATTGTTATGACACGTTGGCACAAAAGAGACTTGACCGGTCAAATACTAAAGGCACAAGAAAGTAGAGCCGGTGTAGATGATTGGGAAGTTATAGAGTTTCCAGCTATATTGCCTTCCGGTAAAAGCCTATGGCAAGAGTTTTGGGACATAAAAGAATTAGAAAAACTACGAGCAGAACTACCGGTATCTAAATGGTCTGCTCAATATCAACAAGACCCTACTTCAGAAGAGGGTGCTATTGTTAAAAGAGAGTGGTGGAAGAATTGGGAATACAATCAACCTCCACAATGCGAATTTATAATACAATCTTGGGACACGGCTTTTCTTAAGACTCAACGTGCAGACTATTCAGCTTGCACTACATGGGGAGTCTTTTATAACGAGAGTGAAGGAACCGGAGTTGTAGAACCTCATATAATATTATTAGATGCTTTCAAAGACAGGATGGAGTTTCCTGAACTAAAAAAGAAAGCATTTGAACATTGGAAAGAGTGGCAACCTGACGCATTTATAGTAGAGGGTAAAGCTGCTGGTATGCCGTTAATCTTTGAACTAAGACAGATGGGTATACCGGTGTCTGAGTACACACCAAGTAGAGGTAATGACAAGATTGCAAGAGTTAACGCTGTAGCTGATTTGTTTGCATCAGGTATAGTATGGGCACCAGAGAAGAGATTCTCTGAGGAAGTCATAGAAGAATTCGCTGCTTTTCCTAGCGGAGAGCACGATGACTTGGTGGATTCCTCAACACAAGCGTTGTTGAGATTCCGTCAAGGTGGATTTGTACCATTATATTCTGACGAAGAAGAGGAAGAGTTTGTTGGTACTAGAGCAGAATATTATTAAAAGGAGCAAGTATGAGTTTTTGGGCAAAATTATCTTCTTTCTTTACAGGAAAGACAGTTGAAAAAACAGAGCAAGTAGCTGCATTTGAAAAAGCAATTAAAGAAAGCAAAGAAGCTGTTGAATCTGTAGAAATAGTAGAACCCGCAAGAGCAAGAACTGAACAGGGCAGATTTATAGCTGATGATAAATCAACTGAAGATGTCAATGAAGCTTGGGTAGGCGGAGTAGCACCTAAGAAAAAAAAGAAACCCAAAGTTGTTAAAAAAAAATCTAGGTAAATAAATGGCAGAAAAACCGTTAAAGACACCTGAAGCTATAGTGGAGAGTAGTCCATTAGAAATTTTGGTCACTAATCCTGAAGAGGTAGCTATAGAAACAGAGGATGGAGGTCTGCTAATAGACTTTGACCCTGATGCTGTGGACTTTACAGATGATTTTAACGACAACCTTGCTGAATTTATGGATGATTCTAGCTTAGATGAACTTGCATCTGAGTTAGTTTCTAACTATTTAAGCGATAAAGAGTCCAGAGCAGATTGGGAAGAGACCTATATTAAGGGTTTAGACCAATTAGGGCTTAAAATTGAAGACAGAACGACACCTTGGGACGGTGCGTGTGGTGTTTTTCACCCATTATTGACAGAAGCAGTAGTTAGATTTCAGGCTCAAGCCATAACTGAGGTGTTCCCGCCCAAAGGACCGGTAAGAACACAGGTCGTTGGCACTATAACTAGAGAAAAAGAACAACAAGCAGCCCGTGTAAAAGACTATTTGAACTATCTTTTGACGGATAAAATGACTGAATACCGTACAGAGACAGAAAAATTACTATTTAATCTGCCTTTAGCGGGTTCTGCTTTTAGAAAAGTGTACTTTGACCCTAGCATGAATAGACCATGCTCTATGTTTGTACCTGCTGAAGACTTTGTAGTGAGTTATGGTGCTGCTGACCTAACAACTTGCGAACGTGCTACGCACATTATGAAGAAAACTCCTAACGAAGTTAGGAAATTACAGGTAAATGGCTTCTACAGGAACATAGAATTAGCTACACCTTCAGAAGATTTAAGTGACATACAGGAAAAATACAATAAATTAACCGGTGACAGCACCAGTTATGACTATGACAATAGACATACCTTGTTAGAAATGATGGTTGACCTCGATTTAGAGGAATTTCCTGATTTAAAAGACGGTATGCCTACTGGAATAGCACTACCTTACATAGTTACGATTGATTTCTCGTCTCGAAAAATCCTTTCTATAAGGAGAAATTGGTATGAACAAGATGAACAGAAAATGTCTCGACAACATTTTGTTCATTACCAATATTTACCGGGATTAGGGTTCTATGGTTTTGGTTTAATACACTTAATCGGTGGAATTGCAAAGTCTGCAACAAGCTTACTTAGACAATTAGTAGATGCGGGCACACTTTCTAACCTTCCGGGTGGTTTAAAGTCCAGAGGACTGCGAATTAAAGGCGATGACACGCCAATTATGCCGGGTGAGTTCAGAGATGTGGACGTTCCGGGCGGTGCAATACGAGATAATATAACTTTTTTACCATATAAAGAGCCTTCAGGCGTTTTATATCAATTATTAGACAATTTAGTTGAAGAAGGACGTAGATTTGCGTCTGTAGCAGACATGAAAGTGGCTGATATGAACAATCAAGCCCCTGTAGGGACAACTTTAGCTATTTTAGAGCGTTCTATGAAGGTGATGGGGTCTGTTCAAGCTAGAATACACGCTTCTATGAAGAAAGAATTAAATATTCTTTCAGGAATAATAAGAGATTTTGGTCCAACTGAATATCCTTACCAAACAGAAGGACAAGAACTGCTTCCTAGTGACTTTGATGATGAAGTAGACGTTATACCAGTATCTGATCCTAATGCTTCAACTACGGCACAAAGGATTATGCAGTATCAAGCAGCTTTGCAGCTTGCTCAACAGTCTCCGCAAATGTATAACATGGCAGAACTGCACAGACAGATGTTAGAAACACTAGGTATACGTGATCCAGAAAGCATAGTACCGCTAGATGAAGATATAGAGCCTACTAATCCTGTATCTGAAAACATGAATATGCTTAATGAGAAACCAGTTAAAGCATTTATGTATCAAGATCACGAAGCCCATATAGCTACACACATGGCTATGGCTGACGATCCTAAGATAAGGAAGATGATTGGTCAGAGCAAGAATGCTAACGCTATATTAGGAGCATTTACAGAACACGTAACAGAACACATTGCTTTCCAATACAGAAAAGAAATAGAAGAACAACTCGGTGTGCCTCTTCCACCACCTGATGAGCCACTACCTGAAGACATAGAATTGCGCTTGTCTCAGTTAGTATCTGAAGCGGCACAGCGAGTCCTACACAAAGATATTGCTGAAGAAAGACAGAAAGAAGTTCAAGAAAAACTTAAAGACCCTGTTATTCAGCAACGTGATAGAGAATTAGATATTAGAGAAGCACAAGTGAAAGCTAAGATGCAAACAGATGCACAGAAGATTGTTGCAGATTTACAGAAATCTACAATAACTGCTGGTACTGAGTTAGAGCGATTAGCTTCACAAGAAAGAATAACAAGTGCTAATATTGCAGCTAGGCTTGCTACAGATGAAGCAGAAATAAGCAGCAAGGAGAAAATAGAAGGTGCAAAGATCGGTGAAAAGATTGCATCTGACATTCTAAATAAAGATAAATGAGCAGCGAAATAATAGTAGATAACTTCCCTGATGCGTTACGCAAAATGATTAGGGAACAAATGAACGACCACACAGATGTTATGGCTGGTGGTGCGTGTAAAGATTTTTCAGACTATAGGTATATGGCAGGTATAGTAGCCGGACTAGCTTTAGCAGAAAGAGATTTGCTTGACCTAATAGAGAGAGCAGAAGATACATCATAACGATGCAAAGGTCGCAGGTCCTAAACCTGTGCAATTAAAATAAAATATGGAAGCAGCAAAAGAAATAAAAGGTTCTGAAACTGAAGTTAAAAAGGAACCTACAGCGAAACAATTACCAGAACCCTCTGGTTATCGAATATTAATAGCATTACCTGAAGCAGAAGAGAAAACAGAAGGGGGCATTATAAAAGCCTCATCTTACGTTGAAAGAGAATCTGTAGGCTCAATATGTGGATTTGTAATGAAATTAGGTCCTGATGCCTACCAAGATAAGCAACGTTTTCCAAACGGTGCATATTGTAAGGAAGGTGATTGGATAATAATGCGTTCTTATTCCGGAACTAGATTTTTAGTACACGGCAAAGAATTTAGATTAATAAACGATGACAGCGTTGAAGCCGTTGTTGAAGACCCAAGAGGAGTGGTTAAAGCATGAGTACAAACGAAGAGTTTGCAGAAGAGCAATTTGAAGCAGTTGAACCAGTAGAAGATATAGTAGAAGAAAGCCCTCATTCGCAAGAAGAGAAGTTTTTAGGGATTAAAAATACTGTAGTATCTGATGATTCTGCTGAAGATTTTGACGTAGAAATTATAGACGACAGACCAGAGGCTGACAGAAAAACACCTCGTTCTGACGAACAAAAACAAGCTGACCAAGCTGAAATAGAACAAGAAATTGACGGCATTGATGAGCGAGTTAAAAAACGTATTAATAAATTAAAATACGAATTTCACGAAGAAAGACGTGCTAAAGAAGCAGCAGAAAAATTAAGAGAAGAGTCTGTTAATTTTGCTAAACAACAAGCTGAAGAAAATAGAAGATTATCAGCTTTAGTACAACGTGGCGAAAGTGCCTTGATGCAACAAGTTAAAGCAAAGGCTGAAGCACAACTTGATCAAGCCAAAAGAAATCACATGGCTGCACATGAGTCAGGTGATACAGAACAAATAACTAATGCAACTAATGATATGTTGAAGGCTCAACAAGAATTAAAAGTTGCAGAGGATCATTTGGCGGTTGAAAGAGCAAGAGCACAACAGGCTCCTCAACAGGTTGCACAACAACCTATGACACAACAACAACCAATACCACAACAGGCACCTACCATAGACCCGAAAGCAGTTGCTTGGTTAAAAAACAATTCGTGGTTTGGTTCAGATGATCAAAAGGAAATGACTGCTTTGGCGTATGGAATACACGAAACTTTAGTAACTAAGGAAGGTGTATCGCCACAGTCTGATAAGTATTATGAGGAAGTGGACAAGCGTATGCGAGTTCGTTTCCCTGATTATTTCGGGGTGGAATCAACTGAAGAAGGCAACGAAGTTGCTGAAACTGCGACACCCAGAAGTACACAATCGGTAGTAGCACCATCAAATCGAAACAATGGTAGCAAACCCCGCAAAGTGCAGTTAACTTCAACTCAAGTCGCTCTCGCAAAGCGTCTTGGGATTAGTCCAGAAAGATATGCTAAAGAACTCATTAAGGAGAAAATTTAATGTCTGATATATATGATAACGACACAGAAAAATCTACAGAGGATTCTGTAGTCGATAAGCGTGCACCTAGAGAAGTAGATGAAAGAAAAGACGATACTCGTCCAGATGATGCTTTTATTCCTCAATCCCTTTTGCCGATACCGGAACCGCAAGACGGTTGGGTTTTTAGATGGGTTAGAACTTCAATACTAGGGGAGTCCGACAACATAAACGTTTCAACACGTTTTCGTGAAGGTTGGGAACCCGTTAAGGCTGAAGATCATCCAGAATTAAAAATTCAATCTGACTATGGATCACAGTTTGCAGCTAAAGGAAACATTGAAATTGGCGGTTTACTTTTATGTAAAGCACCAGAAAAAACAATGCGACAAAGAGCCAAATACTATGAGGATATGGCACAGCAACAAATGGAAGGTGTTGATAGAAATTATCTACGAGAAAATGACCCTCGTATGCCTTTATTAAGAACAGAAAGAACTACGAAGGTTAAATTTGGTGGCAACAATTAAGTAATTAATTGTGCTTTATTTAATTTAATCGGAGAAAAAATTATGTCTTCAACGGCAACTCCTATGGGTGCAGAGCCTATCGGTACTCTTAGTGCAAGCGGTTCCTTTACAGGAAAAGTTAGACACTTAAGTATCGCTAGTAACTATGGCACCGCTATATTCTACGGAGACTTTGTAAAAACAGTCGCTGCTGGAACTATAGAAAAAGATACAGGAACTACTACATTGACACCTACAGGTGTTTTTATGGGTTGTTCTTATACTGATCCGACTACAAACCAACCTACATATTCGCAGTTTTATCCAGCTTCTACGGTTGCTAGTGATATTAAAGCTTATGTGTTAGATGATCCTAATGTATTAATGAAAATGCAAGGGGATGCTTCTTTGGCTCAAACAGCTATAGGTAATAATGTAGCGATTGTTCAGACCGCAGGTTCAACGAGCATTGGACGTAGTAAAAA